ACTTTTGATCCTGATGGGTTTTTTGTAATGAGTAACGCTCAAACACCAACATAGAGGATAATCAATGCCCTTAACTAAACTACAATTTAAACCAGGCATAGTATCTGATCTTACATCTTATACTAACGAAGGTGGTTTTGTTGATGGCAACTTAGTTAGGTTTAGGTTAGGTTTTCCAGAAAAGTTTGGTGGATGGGTAAAAAGATCCTCAAACACATATCAAGGTAAAGCTAGACGATTGCACAATTGGGTTGCTTTAGATGGTTCTGATTTTCTTGGCATAGGCACACACTTAAAATATTATATTGAGCAAGGTAATACATTTAATGACATCACACCTATAAGAGTTACAACTAGTGCTGGCGATGTTACGTTTGCCGCTACCAACGGATCAACAACTATTACTGTTACAGACACGGCTCACGGAGCAAATCAAAATGATTTTGTTACTTTTTCTGGTGCGGCTAGTTTGGGTGGTACTATAACAGCCACAGTTTTAAATATAGAGTATCAAATAGTATCTATTGTTAGTTCCAATACATACACAATTACATCTGCCGTTGCAGCAAACGCATCTGATAGTGGTAATGGTGGTAGTAGTGTTGTAGGTGCTTATCAAGTAAATACTGGTACAGATACAACTGTTGGTGGTACTGGTTGGGGTGCTGGACAATGGAGTGGTACAACATCAGGTGCTTTGGCAACACAACTTAATGAAGCCTTAGATAATAGTGAGACTGCTATTGATGTTGATGATGAAACGGGTATGAATACAGCTAATGATGTTATATTAGTTGAAGAAGAGTTGATGCTTGTATCAGCAACCACTGATGACAATACAATGACTGTAACTCGTGGACATAGTGGCACGACTGCTACTACACATGCAGATAATGCTTTAGTTAGATTGGCTGTAGGTAATGCTATAGCCACAGATGATTTTGTTGGTTGGGGTAGTGCAGCTTCTGTGACTGTAACTGGTAATCAAATAAGGTTGTGGTCACACGACAATTTTGGTGAAGATTTAATAATTAATCCTATCAATGGTGGTTTGTTTTACTGGGATAGAACAAATGGTTTTGCAAGAGCTATAGAATTAAGTGCTACAAGTACATTTTCTGGTGAAACTAGTGTTCCTCAAGTAGCAAAACAAATTATAGTATCAGATCAAGATCGACATGTAATAGCTTTTGGCTGTGATGGTTTTGGTGCTAATTCATCTGCAACACAAGGTGATGGTGTGCAAGATCCACTGCTTGTAAGATTTAGCAGTCAAGAAAACCCAGTTGATTGGTTTCCCACAGCTACAAATACAGCAGGTGATTTAAGACTTGGTGGTGGCTCAACCTTTGTACAAGCGGTAGAAACAAAACAACAAATACTTGTATTTACTAATAAAACATTACACGCAATGAAATTTATAGGTCCACCTTTTACATTTGGTTTACAAGAGCTTTCTAAAAATATAACAATTATGTCTCCTTTTTCTGCCATTGCTGTGGAAGATGCTGTTTTTTGGATGGGAGTAGATACTTTTTATGGTTATTCTGGTGGTCAAACTGTTCAGTTACCATGCACAGTTAAAGATAAAGTGTTTTTAGATTTTAATTTAGAAGAAAAAGATAAAGTTCATGTTGGAGTTAATTCTGAGTTTGGTGAAATAATTTGGTTTTATCCAACATTAGGACAAACAGAAGTTGACGCTTATGTTGTTTATAATTATTTAGAAAAAATTTGGTATTATGGAACATTGTCACGAGATGCGTGGTTAGACAGAGGTATCAGAACTTTACCTATGGCAACAGGTTCATCATTATTATATAACCACGAGTCAGGTTTTGATGATGATGGTAGTGCCATGACATCTTTTGTAGAATCTGCACCAACGGACATTGGAGATGGTGACAAGTTTTTCTTTTTAAAACAAGTTATACCCGACATTACATTTAATGGCTCTACAGCAACCAATCCATCTGTAGCATTTACTATGAAAGCTAGAGACAATCCTGGTGCAGCACCAAGAGACGATCAAACAACACAAGCTACAACCACAAGAAGTGCAACTAGTCCAGTAGAACAATTTACGGAAAAATTAGATTATAGATTGAGAGGTCGGTCTTTTAGTTTAAGAATAGATTCAACGGCTTTAGGCACTAAATATAAATTAGGTTCGCCAAGAGTGGATTTACGACCAGATGGTAGACGATAATGTTAATTACAAGTATTCCACAATATATACAAGGACTTACAAATGCAAAGCTTGATTTAACAACTACTGATCTTACGACTTTATACACAGCACCAAGTGGAGCAGATTTTAATGCGTCTGTTGTAAATTCTATTTTAGTATCAGAAGATTCTGGTAATGCCGATACTATAACTGTTACCTTAACAGATACAGCATCTGCTGCATTTAGTTTGTTTAAAGTGAAAGCAGTAGGTGCAAATACTACTATTGAATTATTAACACAAGACTTAATATTACAGAGTGGAGAGATATTAAAAGTACAAGCAGCAACGGCAAATAGATTGCATGTTGTAGCAAGTATTCAAGAACTATCTAAGACAAGAGTAACGACAAGTGCAACAACACAGATTTAAAAGGTATATAGACGAAATTAACAAAATGATATAAGGTTATGTTATGAATTTAGGTAACTTATTAAAAGATATAGTTCTCCCTGTAGCGATTGGTGCAGTTGCTGGTCCTACTGTTGGTGCAGGCATAGGGAAACTTTTTGGTACATCAACAGCACTTAATCCGTTTTTAACTAGAGCAGGAACTACTTTTCTTACCTCCAAAGCGATGGGTGGTAAAAGTAAAGACGCATTAAGAAATGCTTTGATAGGTGGTGTAACTGGCATGGCTTTTGATAATTTTACTGGAACAGAAAATGTTGCGTCAGACGTTGCAGGATTCAAACCAACACCTAGTGATAATAAATTACCCCTTGCAATGACAAGAAGTGATCAAACAATCGGCACTGGTTCATCAACAATTCCAGCCGAACAAGCAACAAAAAAAATAGCTGAGTCTTTTAAACCAAGAACATTTAGTGCTGAACTGCTTAAATCTGCTGGTGTTGGTGGAGATAATCTTATAGCAAGATTACTAAACACACCATTAGGTGAGGGTTTAACAGCAGGTCTTTTGGCTCAATTACTGTCTGGTGGAGATGAAGACGAGGATACAAGGACATCATTTGAAAGAAGACCTTTTGGACAAGGTGGACCTGGAGGTCAGCTTGGGGGTATAAGATTTGCGGCAGATGGTGGTCAAATGGGTTTTCCAAGACGTAATGGTGGCATAGATCCATCAGAGGGTTCTGGCACAAAAGATGATGTGCCTGCTATGTTGATGGCAGGTGAATTTGTGTTGACAAAAGACGCAGTTAAAGGTTTAGGTGATGGTAATCAGAGAAAAGGTATACAAAGAGCCTATAATATGATGGATAACTTGGAAGCGAGGGCATAATGGCTGTTCAAACTGTAGAAAATATACAAAGATTACCTCCATTCTTAGAAGGTCTGCAAAAAAGATTATTGCAAACTGGATTTGGAGAGTTTGATGGAGAAGATCAAACCACGCCAGGTTTACTTGATAGTCCACTAAACTTACCAAAATTCCAAATTGCAGGAGCAGATCCACTACAAACAAAAGCAACGCAACTTGGCGAACAAATGGTTGGTTCATTTCAACCATTTGTAAAAGGTGCAAGAGATCAATCACTTGCAGCACAACAAGCATTAACAAGTGGTTTAGGTTTCTTACAACCAGAAAGTATAAGTAAATTTCAAAATCCATTTCAACAACAAGTTATTGATGTTGCTATGAATGAATTAAATAGACAAGCTGACATGAGAAGAGCAGGAACGGATGCTGCAGCCGTTGGATCTGGTGCGTTTGGTGGATCACGAGCAGGTATTCAAAGATCAGAACAAGAAAGAGGATTACAACAAGTTAAAGCAGATACTTTGTCAAAGTTACTTTCAAGTGGCTTTGGTCAAGCTTTAAAGGCTTCACAAGAAGCGGGAAGGTTATCTGGTGGTCTAGGACAAGCCTTTGGAACTTTAGCAGGCACTACAAGCGACATTGGGCGTTTACAACAAGCACTAGGTCAAGCAGATGTATCACAATTGTCACAATTAGGTGCTTTAAGACAGAGACAACAACAAGCAGGTTTAGACGCAACGAGAGCTAACCTCATGCAAACAGCACAAGAGCCTTTTACAAGATTGCAGATAGGTCA